CAAGCTGATCAACGTCGCCTCCGATCGCGTCATCTCGCAACTGTTCGGCGGCCTCCTTGGTGGAACGGCCGGGACCGGTGGCGGCGTCCTTAGCGGGCTCGCTGGCCTCATCGGCGGCGGCGCCATCCCGAAGTTCGCCGGCGGCGGCATCATGAATGGGCCGTCGATCGCTGGCGAGGCAGGACCGGAGGCGGCGGTGCCTCTTCCCGACGGTCGCAGGATCCCGGTGATGCTCAGCCAGCCCGCCAATGCGAACACCTCGGGCCCGGCCAACATCCAGGTCTTCAACAACGCCCCGGTGCAGGTCGAGACCAGAGACGTGGACGATGGCCGCGGCGGGCGCCGACAGGAAATCATCATCAACGAAGCGGTGGCCGGCGGAATCCGTAGCCCGCAGGGGCAGGGTGCCCTGCGTGAGAAAAGGTTGGCGACGGGATGATCCCCTATTGGCCTACTGATCTACCTCAACGGCTTCTCACCGATGGGTACAGCTACGGCTTGGCTGATGGTCGCCTCAAGACCGCAATGGAGTCAGGCCCGCCTGAGATGCGCCGGCGGTTCTCGTCCTCGGCCCGTTCTGTCGCCGGGCAATTCTACGGGTCTGAGGACGACATGGCTCGACTTGAGCGGTTCTGGCTCGAGGAGACGGCCGGAGGCTCGCTGCCGTTCCTCATGCCCGATCAGACTCGCGACGCGCTCGCACTGATCACCGAGGCAGACATTCAGATCCTGGACGATCAGGGGCGACCGCTGATCAACACCGCATGGTGGTTGGTCATGTTCGGGGACAGCCCGCCTCAGCAGCAGGTTGTGTCAGGCCTGATCTACAAGGCCTCTTTCTCACTCTCGGTCCTGCCCTAATGGGTCGCTTCGTCTCCCTCAACGCTCGACTCGCGGTCCAAGCCGCGCAGAGCGCCGAGATCCCGGTGATGCTCGCCATCATCACGCATCCGAGCTTATTGGCACCGGCCTACCTGTCGAGCGATCCAACAGAACGGATTAGCGCCGATCCCTACATGCTGGGCACCCGGCACGCCGGCATCGTCTTCCCCTTCGTGCTTATGAGCGCGATCCTGCCCGACGACCAGGACAAGAGCCCGCCCAAGACCACGCTCGTGTTCGAGAACGTGGACGCGGACATGGCGAAGGTGCTGCGGTCCATCACCTCGCCGGCCATGCTCGAGCTCATCGTCGTGCTCGCCGGAACGCCCGATGTGATCGAGGCCCATTTCACTCGCCTGCGTGCCACCCGCGGCGCGTATGACCCTAACCAGGTCTCGCTCGACATCTCCCGCGAGCCGTTCACATCGATGGCGCTTCCGTTCCATCGGATGACGGTCAGCCGCTTCCCCGGATTGCACGCGTAGCCCATGCACTGGTCCGCCTCATTCATCGGCCTGCCGTGGCGGGACCGCGGCGCTGCGCGCGACGGCGTGGCCTGCTGGGGCTTGGCCGTCCTCGTCTACGGCGAGCACCTGGGCCTGCCGATTCCCGACTACGCCGCCGACATCGTCTCGACGGAGGAGCGCGCGCAGGTGGCCGCAGCGTTCTCCGGCGGGACCGGCACCGGCCCATGGATCGCCGTCGACCCGGCCGAGGCTCGCGAGTTCGACATCCTCGTCTTCCGCCGCGCTGGGCTTGATGCCCATGTCGGCATCGTCACGGAGCCGGGCCGCATGCTCCACATCACGGCCGGGCAGGATAGCGCGATCGTAGACTACACCGCCGGGCGGTGGGCACCGCGGCTGTCGGCCGTCTACCGGCATCGCAAGCTCCGCTACCGGCAGAACATCGAAGCCTTCGTCACGACGCTCCTGAACCTCTCCGGGCACCCTGTGACGGTGCGCGAGATCGAGGATGGGCGCGGCAAGCGCCGGACTGAGATCGTGATCGCATGAGCAGCGTCGCCCTCATCGCACAGCCTTCCTGCATCGACGCCCTGTTCGGCCGCGTCACGTTGCAGGTCGAGCCCGGCGCGTCGATCGCGCAGATGATCGCCTTGGCACTGCCGCAGGCCGAGGGCGCGCTTCGCGAACGGCTACGCGTAACGATCGGCGAGCACGTCGTCCTGCCGGGCCTGTGGCATGCCGTGCGCCCCAAGGCCGGCACGCAGGTGATGATCCGCGCCGTGCCCGGCAACGACATCCTGCGGAACGTACTGACGGTGGCCGTAACGGTCGGCGCGCTCGCGCTCGGGCAATTCTACGCCGCGGGCTTGGCCGAAGCGCTCAGCGTCTCGCAGGGCGTAGCTTCGGCGCTCATCACCGGCACGACGCTGCTCGCCGGCACGTTGCTGATCAACGCGCTGGTCCCGCCGCGCACCGACGCGAAGGACAAGCCCAGCTACGCGATCCAGGGCCTGCAGAACCAGTTGACGCCCGACGGCGTCGTGCCGCTGATCCTTGGCTTCGTCCGGTACGCGCCGCCCTACGCCGCGCGACCTTACACCCAGGCCGTCGGCGACGACCGCTTCGTCATCACGTCGTTCTGCTGTGGCTACGGCCCGGTCAGCATGGCGAACTGGCGGATCGGCGAGACGCCGATCGAGCGCTACTCGGACGTCAACCTCGAGACCCGCACGGGCTACGCCGGCGACGCCCCGCTCACCCTCTACCCGCAGCAGGTGATTGAGGAAGCGCTGTCCGTTGAGCTGCAGACCTCGCAGGTGCCGACCGGCGGTCCGGAGATCCGCACGACCGCGGCCGACTGCACCAGTTGCGAGATCGACACCACCTATCCCGGCGGCGTGTTCGGCGCGGACAAGGAAGGCGCCTACGTCCCGTTCACCGTTGTCGTCACCACGCGGATCCGCTTGGCGGGCTCGGGCGATGCCGGCTGGTCCGGCGGCCCGGCGATCGTAGTCACGGCGAAGAAGCCGAAGGCGCTGACCCGCACGACCGCGATCACCTTCCCGACCCGGGGTCGCTACGAGATCGAACTCACCCGCACGACCCCGGATTGGGACGAGGCCGACCAGTCGAAGCGCGACGTGCAGAAGCACGGCCGCTCGGTGTGGTCGGTTCTCCGCTCCATCCGACCTGAATACCCGATCGCGTTCGACAAGCCGCTGGCGCTCGCGGCCTGCCGGATCCGCGCGACGGGCCAGCTCAACGGCATGCTCGACGCGCTGAACGCCGACATGCGCAGCGTCTGCCCGGATTGGGACGCGGCGAGCGGCGCCTGGATCGCGCGCGAGACCAACAATCCGGCCTCGCTGTTCCGTTGGGTGCTTACTGGACCGGCGATCACTTACCCGCTGGATTGGGACGAGATCGACGCTGCGCTTCCGGACTGGCACGCCTTCTGTTTCGCCAAGGGCCTGACCTACAACCGCGTGCACGACTACGAAGCCTCGGTTCTGGACGTGCTCTCGGACGTCGCCGCCGCCGGCCGCGCCAGCCCGCAGGACAGCGGGACGGCTTGGGGCGTGGTGATCGACCGGGCGCTGTCGGTGGTGAGCGCGCACATCTCGCCGCGCAACTCCTGGGGCTTCTCCGGCGAGCGGCCTTACGTCGTGTTCCCCGATGCCTTCCGGGTGTCGTTCCTCGACGAGACCAACAGCTTCGCCAAGGCCGAGCGAGTCGTGCCGTGGCCGGACTTCACCGGCGATGTGAAGGTCACCGAGAAGCTGGACCTGCCGGGCATCACCAACCCCGATCTCGTCTGGAAAGAGGCTCGCCGGCGCCAGTACGAGCTGATCCACCGGCCCGACACGTACACCGTCAACCAGGACTTCGAGAGCCTGACCGTCGGCCGCGGCGACCGGGTGCAGTTGAGCCACGACGTTCTCGACCGCGCGCAGGTGGCGGCCCGCGTCAAGGGCGTGAACGGCGCTACGGTCGTCCTCGACGAGCTCGTGACCTTCGTGGCCGGCCAGACCTACGCATGCCGCTTCCGGCGCGACGACGGCACCAGCCTGCTCCGGACCGTCACGGGGTACGGCGAGACGAGCGTGCTGTCGCTGACCGGCGCAGGCGACGCCCCGGGTGTCGGCAATCTCGCCCTGTTCGGGGTCTCGTCCCGCGAGAGCATCGCTTGCACGGTCAAGGGCGTCGAGGCGATGGAAAACTTCACCGCCCGGCTCACGCTGATCGATCACGCCCCCGAGATCGAGGCGCTGGTCGACGCCGAGGTAGTCCCGGCCTGGAGCGGCCGCGCTGGCGCCGAGGCGCAGACCAACACCGGCACGCCGCTGGTGCCGACGATCAGCGACGTGGTGTCCGGGCGGCAGGCTGCGGACTCGGCGTCGGATACCAATCCCTACCCGGTCGTGGTGCTGGTGACCGAGGATGGCACGAACACCGTGCCGATCGCCTCGTTCCAGGCTCGCAGCCGTCGGGTCGGGACCGAGGCTTGGTCCGTGGCGACGGGGACAGTCTCGAGCGGCGCTGTCCTGCTGTCAGGCTACGCCAAAGGCGACGCAATCGAGGTGCAGTCGCAATCCATCTCGGCGGCCGCGGTGCCTAGTGGGTGGAGCCCATCGTTCGCTCACACGGTCGCCGCCACCGACCCGGCGGCACCCTCGCCGCCGCAGAACATCTCGCTCACGACGCCCGCGGTCGGGACGATCCGCGTCAGCGTCACCTCGAGCGCCGGTGCAACGAACGCGGCGACGCAGATCTATATGGCGACCGGCGCCAACGCGGTGTTCGCCAACGCGACCAAGGTCGGGTCGCCTATCCAGAGCGGGCCGAACACCGCCCTTCCGCCCTACGATATCCCCGGCCTGACGACAGGCACGACCTACCGGATCTGGGCCACGGCCTTCGATAGCGACGCGCCGCCCAACGAGTCGGCTCCGGCCGGCCCGGCGACCATCGCCGCAACCTGACCTCGCGGGCTTTGGCCCTCCCAACAATCCGACCTGACAGGGTCGCCCTCGGGCGCCCTCTCCAGCGCTGAGGAAATGCCTCATGGCCGACAGCGGCATCCGCACACCAAACCTGCCGCTTGGGACGCTCACGGAGTTCCTGGGGCATGCCGAAGCCGCGCCTGGCGTGAAGGTCGTCAGCCGGATCGGGTTGGATGCCTTGCGGGCGCTCCTCATCGCGAGCGGGCCGATCGACGATCGCTTCGATGCGGTAGAGGCGGCGGTTGGCGGCCCAAGCGGTGCGGCAGCCTACGTGACCCGGCTGGCGACCGTCGAGCGCGCCATCCAGCCTTTCACCTTCTCGGGCGACCGAGCGCTCGTCTGGGACGGTCAAGGGGTCTACGGCACAAGCTCTAGCCTCTACGTCGCTCGCAACGGCTACTTCCGGCAGGGCGACCGCGAGTTCAACGGCTTTGTCGGGACCGAGAGTTCCGATCTGCCCGGCTATGTCGGCTTCGGCAACATAGACCCGACGGTCGTCTCCACGGCCTACCTCGACATCGATGCCAATCCGGCGCTGAAGCTGGTGGCCTACCCCGCTACCGTGCCGACCGATCGCCCAGATCGCGTGCTGGTGCTCGCCTGCCTGTGGCGGAACCAGGTCTTCACCTCGCTCCCGGTGGCCTACGCCGACGGCAAGGACGGGGACACCGTTCGCGCCATCACGGTCACACCGCAGGTCGTCGAGACCAACCCGATCGACGGCAACCTGCTGCTTGTGCCGCAGACCTTCGTCGTCGGCCGCGGGGTGACGAACGGGTTCGAGAGCTTCGCCCCGACCGGCGCGTCGCATTGGACTTCCTCGATCCCGAGCGATCCGGCCGTCGACTGGCGGGCGTTCTTCGATCTGCGGGCGGCTCGTGCGGGCGTGAGCCCGATCAAGGTGGTGACCGGCAGCACCGCGCCGGTCTTCGGCGGCGCCCGGCACATCTTGCTCGCGACCTCGATCGGCGGCGTGGTCACGGCTGGCCCGGGTCAGATGGTCGTCGGCTCCGCGAGCGGCGGTCTCGCCAGGAACCAGTGCCCGATCAGCCTGAACGCGGACGGGGCGCGCTACCTGTTCAATACCACGCTGATTGATGCCATCACCGACCCGGTGCTCACCGCGCTCGGCTTCACGCGCGGCGCGCGGGACACGGCGAGCAAGCGTCCGTACTACGGCGCCGACATGATCGACCCGGCACCCAACGGCTCGGTCTGGGTTCGGTTCTATGTGCAGACCGACACGGCTGCGGACTTCGGCAATCCGACGGCTTTCGTGATCGACGTCGCCTCGAATAACCCGATCGCGGTCGCGTCCTTGACCGCTGGCACGCTGAAGCTGGAATACGCCCGCTCGGGCACGGCCGCTTCGTTCATTGGTCGGATCGACCTGTCGCAGAGCATCCCAGGCCCCTGCTACATCCAGGTCGGCGCCGACAATCCGAATGGGCGCGATCTGCGCATCTGCGGCCTGCAGTTCGCCGCAACGCGCGAGCGCCTATCGTGGATCGGTCGTCTCGATCTCGACTCCGGCGATGCCGACCGGGAGAGCGCCGTCCTCGGGCAGGACATCTACCTGATTCAAGGCCAGCGTCTGCCGTTCCGCGTGCAGAACGGGCTGTCGCGTCGCTCGCGCCTGATGAACGTGGTCGCCAGCATGACCTCGCTGCCAGCGAGCGCCGGCGGCAACATGTACACGGTCCAGGGTACGCCTGACTTCGTCCTTGAGGCGGATCGCGTTGGGCCAACCGGAACTCTGACGACGCGATCCACCGTCAGCGGCATTGATCTCCACGCCGAGGTGCCGCTCCGGTTCTGGGTCTCACCGTCGAGCGGCCTCACCGGCTCGCCCAAGATCCTGCT